GGGTCAATTGGAACATTTATTGCCATTACAAGAGTCTTAACAGATGCTGAAATGGAAACACTCTCAAGGGCAGTTGCAAGAAAACACAATTTAGGAACAGTCCCACCTAACAAATAGGAACAATAATATGTCTGCACCTTTATTACCAATAACTTATTATATTCAAACTGAATCAGCCGCAGGGCAGAATGGTAAATTAATAAAAAAAGGGTTTACAAGCTACAGAGTTCGTGGCGTTTGGGAACACACCACGCCTCCTAATTCAATTGAAGTGGCACAAACACAGTGGGAAGACTTTGATGTTGACGAGTGGGTAATCAGTTTAGGATATACAATCCCAACAGTACCTCCATGTCCATAAAGCATTTTACCTTTTTTACAACTATTTATTGTAGCCCAATTTAGGAGTTTACTTATGTCAACAATGTTAGAGGACGCAATCGTCGATGCAACAGCTTTAAGAGAAGCAGCTATTCAAAGCGCCGAGCAAGCTGTATTAGCTCGTTATTCTGGTCAAATTAAAGATACTGTAGAATCTTTATTAGAACAAGATGAGCAACAGGGACAAACCTACGGTGGAACACCTGCTGCACCAAAGGACGCTGATGATAAGTCCATTGTTGAAGCTCAATTAGACGAATACGAAGGAAAAGCTTATGCTTTTGGTGACCTTTCCGATTCAAACAACTTTGAATTAGAGCAGGAAGAAGAAATTGAAATTGATCTTGAAAAGATTGTTGCAGAATCAAATAGCGTTGTTGAAATAGAAGAGACTGATTTAGTTGAATTGGTAGAAGAAAACACAGAAGTTGAATTAAACGAAGATGACATTGTAAATGCAATTACAGACATCATGGATGAATTGGTCGCAGAAGACGAAGTAATCGCTGAAAAAATTAAATTGGACTTTGAGGCACAGCCTAGAGGCTGGATGGCTCGTCCAAAGTCAGAGCTAGATGAGGAGGCGATGCTTGATTTATTAGCTCGTTCCATAGCCGAAATGGAGATGGAATTAACAAAAGAACATAAAGAAGCAGTTTCAGATTTAAATGCTCAAATCGAGACATTAAACGAAACTATTCAACAAAAGAATAATGAGAACGTGAGATTAGAGAAGGAAGTAGACGACCTCTACGAAGCCGTCGATAGTCTCAAAATGAAATTTGATGAGATGACTCTCGTCAATGCAAAGCTTTTATACACTAATAAAGTTTTAAATGACACAGCTTATAATAGCCGACAAAAAAATGAAATTGTCGAGTCAATTCAAACTGCCGATAGTGTAGAAAAAGCAAAGATAGTGTACGAAACACTTCAAAGCGCAGTTGGGACAAGAAAGTCAAGTCCAAAATCTCTGAGCGAAGCTGTAGATCGTCGCACTAGCACTTCTATGCTCTTGAAATCTGACAAAGCTCAGAAGAAAGAGTCTGATAACTTACAAGAATCTCTTGCTACTCGCTTAAAGCTTTTAGCAGGGATCAACAATCAATAAGGAGGATTTAACGATGTCTATCGTACAAAAGTTAACAGAAAACATCGTTAGCCGTGATCTACAGAAGGAAGGTGCTGCTCTACTCAACAAGTGGGAGAAGACAGGACTTCTTGAAGGTCTCGATAACGAAAATCAAAGAAACGGCATGGCTCGCCTATTAGAAAACCAAGCCAAAGAGCTTCTTCGTGAAGCTTCAACTCTCGCCGCAGGCGGTGATGTTGAGGGTTTTGCCGCAGTAGCTTTCCCAATCGTTCGCCGCGTATTCGGTGGTCTAATCGCCAACGATCTCGTCAGCGTTCAACCAATGAGTTTACCATCAGGTCTCATTTTCTTCTTGGACTTCACCTATGGTGGTGATGATTTCAACGCAGAACATAGACGAGGCGGTGCCACTCAGAATAAATCAGTTTATGGTGGTAACCAAGTAGGTCAACAAATCACTGGCGGTGTACAATTACCCGGCTTCCCAACAACTGCTAATCCAACTAGCAATGGTGGTTTTTATGATCTAGCTAATAGCTATGCTCACCCAACAGGTAATGTCGCTATGATGTTGTCCGCTTCATCCGGTTTCGGTACTAAGACAACAATTGGTGCTCTAACAGAGGCTCAAAAGAAGATTATCGATTTTGACCCCGATCTCTTGGCTGCTAATGCCGATAAGGGTATTAGTGTACTAGAAGTAGTTTCTGCTAAAGTACCTTCTGATATTAACCTAGACATGCTTTCATCATTCGATCTTGGTACCATTGGTACAAGTGCTGATGAGCAAGTACGTCGTCTCACTAAGCTCACTTCTGACGGAGCAATTCAGGTTGTAATCGTTGACGGTGCAAACTCTGCTGCTACGGTTGATCCGGGGACCCCCGCCACTGTACAATGCACAGCTTCTTACGCTCTTGCAGATCAGTACAGCGCTGCTACAGCTGCTGATCCTGACTTTCCTGTTGGTGCTCTTTTGGCTAGCACAATGGGTCTTGAGGCAAACGAGAATATTCCAGAGTTGGATATCAAGGTTGACTCAGTTGCTGTTACAGCACAAACCAAGAAGCTCAAGGCTAAGTGGTCACCAGAGTTAGGTCAAGACCTAAACGCTTACCACAACCTCGACGCTGAGGTTGAGCTAACAAGCATTCTTTCAGAGCATGTTGCTCTCGAAATCGACCGCGAGATCCTCAACGATCTCATCAAGGGTGCTACAGCCGGTACTTTCTACTGGTCACGCGCTCCCGGTCTATTCGTTAACAAAGTGACAGGTGCTGAACTAGGTGCAACATCTGCTTCACCTGACTTCACAGGTACAGTTAGCGAGTGGTACGAGACTCTCATTGAGACAATCAATGATATCTCTGCTCAAATCCACAGAAAGACACTTCGCGGTGGTGCTAACTTCGTAGTTTGCTCACCAGAAGTTGCTAACATCATGGAGTTCACCGCAGGCTTCCGTGCCTCTGTTACTGCTGATTCCGACCGTGGTTCCATCGGTGCCCAAAAAGTCGGTTCACTAAGCCAGAAGTTCGAAGTTTACGTCGATCCTTACTTCCCACGAAACATCGTTCTCGTTGGTCGCAAGGGCTCCAGCTTCCTAGAGAGCGGTTATGTTTACGCTCCTTACGTCCCACTACAGGTCACTCCCACCATCTTTGGTGTCGAGGACTTCGTACCACGTAAGGGTGTCATGACCCGCTACGCTAAGAAGATGGTCCGTCCAGACATGTACGGCGTCGTCGTTGTACGCGGTCTACTTGGTGAAGAGGGTGCATAACCCTTAACAATCTCTTAGATTGAAGGGAAGCCTCGCTAATCTTTGATTAGCGGGGTTTTCTCTTTTAAGGTATTTTATAATTTTATAAACTATTTACTTTGTAGATAAGGCAGGTAGCCTTTACAATATAAAGGAGAAAAACACAAATGAGTAAAATCGCAAGAGCAGCAAGGGTTGCTAGCCGCCAAAGAGTGGAAACACTAGGTAACGGCACCAGTGCGGGTACTGATAAAACAATTCAGACCGCCGAAACCGGAGAGCTATACTACATTGATCACAACCACGGTAGCGCTCTAACAATTACACTTCCAGAAAAGCAAGATGGAGCTTACTTTAAGTTTGTCTTTAAAACAGCACTAACTGACAATGGCGGTTCTGTAGTCTTTACCACACACGAAGACACTGATGGTGATCTAGTTGGCTCTATTTTTGAGCAGGTTACCGGCGGCTCAAACGCCAACTCTGCCGTTCAAACCGACGACAACGCTGATCACAAGCTCACTATTAGTGATGATGTTCTTCAAGGTTCATGGCTTGAGTTTTACTGCGACGGCACCACATGGGTTGTCTACGGCATGTTAAATGCTAGCGCAGTTGGTCGCGCAGGCTTCGGCACCTAGTAGAAAATAGTAAATAAAATTTGTCTTATCTTGGCTTAGCCTCATGTTTTAATAAAACATGGGGCTTTGCTCTATTAAGCACTATTTATTAAACAAGTAAGGCAAAATTGTCTTTGTGTATAGGAGAAATATAATGAGTAAACTAGGAAGAGTTTCTAGAAATGCATCTTTAACAAGAACAGGAATTATTGCGGCTGACAAAACATTACTAACTAGTGATTCAGGCACTACATGGCTTGTAGATGCAAGCTCCGCAGGTAACTTTACAATCACACTGCCAGAAAAGAAGGATGGTCTATATTTTACATTCATTTTATCAGACGATTCAAATGCTGCGGCTGAAGTATTATTGGACACTGGGGATTCGAACGTTCAGCTTCAAGGAAAAACCATTGTACAAGCTGACTCTGGCGCTGATACAAAAGACACTGTTGCCTCGCAAAAAGTGGGTTTTGGTGATGCAGCTAAATTAGGTGACATTATTGAAATAATTTGCGGTGGAGTCCACTGGAATATTATAAGAGCAGAAGCAAGCGTTTCCTTTATTACCGCTTTTAGTTAATTTTTAACATTTCTTTTATTTGAGTGAAGCTCCGCGATCTTTAAGATTGCGGGGTTTTACCCTATTTCCTACTATTTATTAGACAAAGGAGTTTATCATGGGTAAAAAATCAAGAATGAGGAGATATCCTCAAAAATACGGCAAGAAGTTCATCAACCATCCATATTCTAAATCTTTAAACAAACAAGAAGAAGCCAAGGTTGAACCTGTAATAGAAGCTGCTCCAACTCCAAAGCCAGAAGTTAAAAAGCCTGCTGAGGTTAAAAAACCTATTGAAGTTAAAAAGCCTGTTGAAGTTAAAAAATCAGCCCCTATGGTTGAAAAGACAACAACAGTAAAAAAACCAGCGGTAGAAAAAAAGCCAGCAACGGTAAAGAAGGCAGTAGTTACAAAAAAGCCAGCAACAGTAAAGAAAGCAGTGGTTGCAAAAAAGCCAGCAGCTACTAAAAAAACAACAACAAAAAAAGCAGCCAGCAAAACAAAGGCTTCTAAATAAACAAGCTGTTTGTTAAGAATTACCACACCTCCTAGCCAATTTAGCTAGGAGGTCTTCTTTTATTTTATACTATTTATAAAAGACGGAGACTAACTAAATGCCTGCCCAACCTACATTAACACCATCAAGTACCTCTAGTAAAGTAATATTACCAGCTACAGGCACTCATAGTGATGTTGTCACTGCTCTTCCTTATGGAATATATTCATCTGCTGCTTTTGTAAGCGGCGCAGTTGACCAAGTGGCTTATACCTATAGAAAGCTTGGCGGTGATGTTTTAGATGTTGAGTTAACTGAAGGTAATGTATATACATCATACGAAGAAGCTGTTTTAGAGTATTCCTACATTATCAATTTACATCAAGCTAAAAACTCACTTGGTGATTTATTAGGAAACGCCACAGCTTCATTTGACCAAGATGGCGAAGTTACTTCAGGTCCAGTATCAGCTTCTCTCAGATTGCCAAGATTTACTTTTGCAGCTAGTCAAAGAGTCTCTGATGGGATTGCAATAGAAGCAGGAACAAATGGTGCTTTAACAGAATATTCTGCTTCATTTGATTTGGAAGTAGATCAACAAGATTATGATCTTCAAGGAATAGTAACGGCATCAATTGCAGCAGGTGATTTAACTTTAGATACTGGCGATTCAGTTGACGATAAAAAGATAACAATTACAAAAGTATATTACGTCTCACCTAGAGCACAATGGAGATTCTTTAACTATTATGGTGGAATGAATGTTATTGGCAATATGTCAAACTATGGTCAATATACTGATGATTCAACTTTTGAAGTTGTCCCAACATGGCAAAATAAAATGCAGGCGATGGCTTATGAAGATTCAATTTATACAAGAATCTCTCATTTCTCATATGAGATACACAACAACAAGATTAGAGTTTATCCAATACCCAATGGTGTATTTCCATCTAAGATGCATTTCAGATTTAGAGTTGAGAAAAGCCCTCTTGAGGAAGACGCTCTAAAGAAAACGGGCACTCAGGGTGTTAACAACATGAACACTCTACCATATGCCAATATACCATATGAAAATATCAACTCAATTGGTAAGCAGTGGATTCGTAGATATGCTTTAGCTGTTAGTAAAGAAATGTTAGGTCAAGTAAGAGGTAAATTGGGTAATATCCCAATCCCCGGCAACACTGTTACTTTAAATGCTTCAGACCTACTTTCACAAGCCAAAGAAGAAAAATCAGCCCTTAAGGAAGAGTTAAATAAAATATTAGACGAATTAACTTATGTTAAGTTGGCTGAAAGAGATGCAGCATTGGCAGAAAATGCAGAAAAACTACAAACAAAAACACCTCTGCCAATCTTTATGGGATAATAAATGTCTAACGAATGGAACAGACCAGATGCACCCCCACCCCCTCTTTTTACAGGTAAAAAAGAGAAAGATTTTGTTAAACAAATAAACGACGAGGTTATTGAGCGAGTTATCGGTCAAGGCATATTTTATTATCCAATTAGTATAGAACATACAGAGTTTCATGAAGTTTATGGTGAAGCGATCACTAAAACTTTCCTACCTCCGATTAGAGTACATGCTTTAATTGAATGGACAGAATATGTTACAGAAACTGGCAAATTTGGCGTTGATAGACGTAGAGCTATTAACGTACATTTTCATAAAAGAAGATTAACAGAAGATCAAAACCTATATGTTAGAGAAGGCGACTTTGTTAAATACGGAGATCTCTTTTATGAGATTGTTTCTTTAAGCGAACCACAGGAACTATTTGGACAAAACGATACAAAAATGGAAATTGTAGCTAAGTGTATAAGAGCAAGAGAGGGTAAATTCAATGCCAAGTAAGCAAACAACCTCATATGCAGCAGATATTAAATATGCATTTGCCAGTATTGACCAAGCAAAGAAAGCTAGTCAACAAATCGGATGTGTCGGTCACCATACCGCGCTATCAGGTAAACACTACCCTTGCAAGAGCCGTAGTGCCTTTCTAAAGGCTTTAGGTATTCCAGAGGCAGAAGAACTCGTTTTAAAGGAAAGCAATCAGGAGACGATAGATTACGCCGTTTTAAGGTGGGTTGATGATACTATTGGTGTTCACACTGAAACAAATCAAGGTTTTAAAAAAGTTCCTGTTCTTTGGTTAACTTCAGAGAGAGCTTTTCTTCTAAAAGACAATAGGGAAATTAGACAAGCTGACTCAGATTCTTTGATCTTTCCTCTTATTTCAATTAAGAGAGATGGCATTGAAAAAACTCAAGCAACAGCAAGACCAATTCCCGGTAATTTATTTAGACAAAAAGTAAATGGCGTTGATTATCCAATTAATCAATTTTATATTGGTAAAAAAATTCAACAAGATAAAACAAATAATTTTGCAAAAGCCGCAAGCTTAAGATTGCATGGACCAGATGAGAACTTTCCAACTCCAAAAAATCAAAGAGTGGTTTATAAAAGATATTATGTGCCTCTTCCAGTCTACTACAACATGTCTTATTCAATTAACTTAAGAGCAGACTACCAAGCACAATTAAACCAGATGATGCAACCTTTCATGGTTTACTCAAACAATATCAATAATTTTGTGATCTATTCTAGAAATCATAAATATGAAGCATTCTTTGAGTCTTACTCAATGGAAAATAACATTGATAATTTGGGCGAGGATGAGAAGAAGTATGAAGCCACAATTAAATTAAGAGTATTGGGTTATATTACAGGTGAAGGAGTCAACTCTCAAATTGGAGATTACTCAACTACAGAAAATCCAGTTAAAATTAGGTTTCCAAGAGAACATGTCATCGTAGGCGACCTCAACGAATTTGGTGATGGCTTTTTTAAAGAGTAAGAGTTTTTGCCTCCCAAACAACTATTTACTTTAGCAAAGTCTGAATTAGGAGACCTTAGTATATGAGCGCAAAGAAGTTTAAATTTGTATCACCCGGCGTATTTCTCAACGAGATTGACAACTCTATCCTACCAAGAGAACCAAGAGATATTGGTCCCATGGTCATTGGTCGCGCCCTTCGTGGTCCAGCAATGCGTCCTGTAACAGTAGATTCATTTGAAGAGTTCGTAAATCTTTACGGAGCACCAGTACCCGGTGGAGACGGCGATGATGTTTGGAGAAACGGCAACAAGCTAACTCCAATGTACGGTACATATGCCGCCCAAGCTTGGTTAAAAAACTCACCCACAATAACTTATTTTAGATTGGCTGGCGTTGAGCACCTCAACAATGACGGTACTGATGATGCTAAAGCTGGCTGGAAAACTTCAGCGCTTTTGGCTGAAAACGGCGATGATAAAAGTGGCGCATGGGCGGGAGCTTCCGCAGTTGCAATTGATGCCACTGGTTCTCTTACTGCTGGCGGCGCTTATGGCTTATTTGTATTCCCACAAAAAATTACAGGCTCAGCTACAACCCGCGATTTAAGACAAGTCACCGGATCATTGGCTGCTATTTGGTATTGCAATACTGGTTCTGTTGGTCTAAAGGGAATTTCCGCTATCAACGATACAGCCTGCGAAAAAGATTTCGCACAAGCCGAATTAATTGCATCAGATGCAAGTGGTCACTTCACGGTAGTAATAACTGCTTCACAAACAGTAGAAGAAGTTAAGTTCAACTTTGATAAGAATAATGAGCGCTTTGTAAGAAAAGTTTTCAATACCAACCCCACTCTTGTAAATGGAGATATTACAAGAAACACATCAAATGCCTACAAAACATATTGGTTGGGTGAGACATTTGAAAATAACATTAACTTTGCTGGCGCAGTATCAGGTAATGCTCCTGCTGCCCACTCAGCTAGTTCTGACAACGCAAACTGGGGCGTCATTACTTACATTGGTACCATCCACAAAGAGAGCACTTCTCACCACCACGCCAATAGAAAAAGAGCACACACCGATCCAAGAACTGGTTGGTACTTTGCACAAGATTTGTCAAATGCATCTGCCAGCTTTGATCCAAGAAATATGGAAAAATTATTTAAAATTGTTTCTCTTGGGCATGGCGAATGGGCACAAAAGAATACAAAAATTAGTATTCAGAATATTAAGGCACCAACAAATGACTTTGTTTCCTACCCAACATTTGATGTTGTAGTTAGAAATATTGCAGATAATGACAAAGCACAACAAGTTATAGAGAAGTTCAGTGGTTGTAACTTAAACCCAAAATCACCTAACTTTGTTGGTTCTAAAATTGGTACTCAATTCTTCCAGTTCAACACCAGCAAAAGAAGAATGGAGTTAAGAGGGGCTTTTGCAAATAAATCACAATACATTCGTGTAGAGCTAGACCCAGCGGTTGAAGCAGGCACAGCCAATGAGGAATTTGTTCCATTTGGTGTGTATGGACCTACTGGCTACAAAGACTTCCATGTTTCAGGAAGTACTGGTGCTAATCAGGTAGTTAGTGTTGTCTTGACCTCTTCTGCTACTGCCTCACCAACGAATATTACACCCGGCGCAAACACAGAGTCTCAACATGTTTGGGCAGTCGGCGGCGACTTAGGTGGAAATGCCAAGGAATTAGAAAACTTTGACGGTACAGTATATGTAACTTCATCAGTTAAAAACTTGGACTACACCTTTAGATTCCCCAAGGCAAGATTGAGACAGAATACAGAGCAAGATGGATTATCTGCTGTGTCACAAGCCAACTTTGGTGTTTGGACAGGCGAGACAGATACTTCTGTCGTATTCAACAGAGAAATCCCTGATCTAGTTAGAGCTTTAACTTCTGATGTAAGCGAGATTCATGATCCATCTACAACAGCAACAATTGACCACCAGTACATCTTTACACTAGATGATGTAAGATATGATGCTACTAACAAAAGATATGCTTATGAAGAGGGCAACAGAAGATCTAACGCTAACGCTTCAGTTACTGCCGTATCTGGCTCTTGGAGAGATCTTGTAAATGCTGGAATTAATTCATTTACTACCTTAATGTATGGTGGTACTGATGGCTGGAATGTCACTGAGAAAAACCCAATCAGAAATACTTTCCACGATGGCAAAACAGAGACAAACAACTACGCTTTCAACACAATTAAACAAGCTGTAGACTCTGTTAAAGATCCAGAGTTTGCTGAGTACAACCTCATCTCAATCCCCGGTATTACAAACGATGGTCTCACAAGACATCTAATCGATACTGTAGAGGACAGAGGTGATGCTCTAGCAGTCATCGACCTAGAAGGCGATTACGCCCCTCTACACGAGTCAACAGCGGCTTCTTATGGTTCTGTAACCACAACAGTAGATAACCTCAAACAAAGAGGTATTAACTCAAGCTACGCTTGTGCTTACTACCCCTATGTACAAGTTAGGGATACCCTAACTGGCGATTTAGTTTTCATGCCCCCATCTGTCCTAGCTGTAGGTGCAATGTCCTACACAGACAGAGTTAAAGCTCCTTGGTTTGCTCCAGCAGGCTTTAACAGAGGCGGCTTGTCAAGCGGTGTTGCTGGCTTACCAGTTGTTGGAGTAACCGACAAATTGAACTCTGAAGATCGTGATGATCTTTATGACGCCAATATCAACCCAATCGCCAGCTTCCCAAGCGAGGGCATTGTAATCTTTGGTCAGAAGACCCTACAAGTTACACAAAGTGCGCTAGATCGTATTAATGTAAGAAGATTACTACTCTTTGTCAAGAAGGGTATCTCAAGAATCTCAAATGAGCTACTATTTGAGCCTAACGTTCAAGAAACATGGGATAGATTCATTTCCAGAGCTAATCCATTCTTAGGCGATGTTAAGGCAAGATTTGGTCTAACTGATTACAAGTTGGTTTTAGATAAGACCACTACAACACCAGACCTAATCGACCAAAATATCATGTACGCAAAGGTATTCTTAAAGCCAGCTAGAGCCATTGAGTTTATCGCAGTTGATTTCGTAATTACTAACACCGGAGCTTCCTTTGAAGACTAAACAGGAGAATTTATAAATGGCACAAGCTACTAATTTACCACCATGGCAATCAGCAGGAATCGAGCCTAAAAGAAAATTTAAATTTATTCTTATTCTAGGCGATGTTCCAGCTTGGGTAGTTCGTACTGCTGGTAGACCTAATATTAATGTATCCGAGGGTGGAAAGCATAACTTCTTAGGTCATGAGTTCAAGTTCCCCGGTAGAGTAACATGGGACAATATCGAAGTTAGTTTGGTAGACCCAATTGACTTTGATGCTTCCAGAAGACTTCTCAATATCATTAGAGATGCTGGTTACTTCTCTCCCTCTTCATGGGCTGGTGATAACGAGAACCACAGAAAGTCAATCTCAAAGAGAAACTTTGTACAAGGTAACTTAGGTACTATTCAGGTTCAAGCTTTAAATGCAGAAGGCGTTGTAGCTGAGACATGGACTCTAAACAATGCTTGGATTAGCAAAGTATCTCACGATGACTTAGATTATGGTTCAGAAGATCTACTCAACATCTCATTAACAATTGTTTACGACTGGGCAGACCTACAGATCAACCAAGATCTAGTAACCATTGGTTAATAAATTTTAATCAAAGCCTATTTATAGTATGGCGAAGAAGTCTCCATTCACTAAATTTGGATCTGGTGTAGTCGGTTCACATGAAAACTCTCTTTTAAAAGATGGTGTTGCTCCAAGAGCCGCAGTACTACAAGAAGGTAACTTACAAAATTCATATCGCTTCTTTTTAGAGTTAAGAGGTGTTAATGTTGCTTATATTATTAATGTAAGTCGCCCTTCGTATACCCTACAAACACAAGATGCAAAGCTTTTAAACTGGACTTTCTCATATCCAACTACCATAACTTGGGAGCCAATCTCTTTTACTATTAGAGAATTGTTTGATGGTTATACTTTTACAAGTATATTAGGTCTTTTCTATAAGAAACTAACAGATTACTCTTGGGATACCCCAGATGATTTAAGTAGAGAATCTCCAGTAATGGGAGGAACAAACTCTTCATATGCAAAAGATTTGTCAAAATCAGTCTTACAAGAATCGCTCGGACCTGTTAAAATAAAGTCACTGGATGATGAAGGCAATATTGTGGAAACATGGACTCTTCACGGAGCTTTTATTACCGCTGTAAAGCCATCACAGCTTTCATACGAGCAAGATTCTCTAACAAGCATAGATGTATCCCTAAAGTATGATTTCGCCACTCTAGAGGTCACTGACGCGGCTGGTGCATACGCTGCTTCTGTTGCAGCACAAAGTAATTTTTAAATAAATAAGAGGAAAAATGAACAACCCACAAATTGACGAAAGCTTGTTGCGAGCTATGGCTCAAGCACAAAGCGGAGGTGCTAATGTATATACGCCTCCAACAATGTTAGTAGATCTACCATCAAGAGGTTTACTATATCCAGAACAACACCCCCTCTATAACAAAGATTCAGTTGAAATAAAGTATATGACAACAAAGGAAGAAGACATTCTTCTAAATCAATCTTATATTCAGTCTGGAGAGGTGTTAGATCGAGTTATTGAATCTGTGTTAATTGATAAGAGGATTAAAGTAGACTCATTACTTAACTCAGACAAGAGCGCAATTCAAATTGCTTGTAGATCAAATGCATATGGTGAAATATTTGAGTTCAGTTATGTATGTGAAAAGTGTCAAGCCTCTAATGATGCCTCAGTAAATCTATCTGAAGTAAAGCATTACGAAGTTGACTTTGATAAAATAAAGCAAGACGGCGGTATTGTTATTGAGTTGCCTATAACTAAGGCTGTTATTAAAGCAAAAGTCCTTACTGGCGATGATGAGAAAGAAATTCAGAAGCGAGTAAAACAAAAGAAGAAGCACAATCTGCCAGAAGAGCTATTAATTGAGAGATATCGTCAAATATTCGTTTCTATTAATGACAATGAAGATCCATTGTTCTTAGCTAACTTTATTAAGAACATGCCTTTAAGAGATTCAAGACATTTTATGAAGAACTATTCTGATTTGCTTCCCGGTGTTGATTTCAGTTTTGAGCATGAGTGCTCAAATTGTGAATCTATCAACAAAGGAGGTGTGCCTGTTGGCTTGAGCTTTTTTTACCCTGAGCAATGAGTATATCTCTAGCGTTTATAAGATGTTTTTGAGGTTGATGAAAGACTTTGGCTGGACATGGACAGAGCTATATTGTTTACCTGTTTCATTAAGAACTTGGATTATAGAAAAGTCAACTGAAATGGTTGAAACCAATAATGAATAAAACACTATTTATTATATGGCAACGTTTGATATAGAAAAATTTAAAGAACTGGGGTTAATAGCAAAAGATACTGACGGCTCTCTTGCCAAGATGAAGCAATCTCTGAGCGATGTCAATGGTTTAGTTCAAACATTAGATGTTACGCTTTCTGCTACTAACGCAACAGCAAAAGCTTTTGATGCTACAGCTAAAGTTATAGGCACTTTGCCAGCGCAATTATCAGAATTTACAGAAGAGTTAAGAAAATCTACTGGTTTTAATGAAGAATATAGAAAGTCTATCTCCAAGACAAGAGAAGATTTGCTAAATTTAGGTGCTGAAACTAGCAGATTTGGCGTTACAAACAAAGAAAACCTTAAAACTTTAAGAGAATTGGCGAAAGAAAATGTTAGACTTTTACCAATCTTTGAGAAAAATGCAGTTGGTCTTGTTCGCTTTTCAGCTAGAATGAAGGCATTCGGCGTTGATACTAAAACATCAGCCGGATTAATTGGAACATTAACTTCAAACTTAGATATGACATCTGGTCAGCTTGACGAAACAAGAAGATCTTTAGTTAGTTTTGCTAATCAGACAGGTCAAAGTGTCGAGAAAGTCGTTAGAGATTACAGCAGTTCAATAAAAAGTTTTATGGACTTCTTAAGCCCCCAAGAAATGAATAGATCATTCATGCAGTTTCAGGTTATGGCTCGCCGTATGGGCACAGAAGCTAATACCTTGTATGGGTTGGCTACTAAATTTGATACAATTGAGGGTGCTCAACAATTAGGAGCTAGGTTAAATCAAACATTTTCTGCTCTAGGTATTGAGTTTAACGCTCTTGCAATTCAAGAAATGTCCCCAAGACAAAGAATCGATTACATTGCAGGTAAAACAAGAGAAGCTTTAAAAAGAGCTAGGGCAATGGGAGGCAGAGAGGGTCGTCTAATTGTTCGCTCTTTAGAGGGAGCAGGTCTTGGTGATATTGCCACTATTCGTGCTCTTGGTGCTGAAGGTGGCATGAGAAGAGCAGGTGCTTTTGAAATGGGTGGTGGTATGGTACGCCCAATGACAGCAGCCAGAGAAGCCGGTTTAGCTAGAATATCAAATTTTGAAAACATAGCAAGGGCAGAAGCAGAAGAAAGAAGCAAAGTTTTAATCAGACAAACTGAAATTTTTAAAAGATTAAATCGACCCGGTGGACCTATTGATGATTTATCAGGTTTTGTTATAAATTTAGAAGAAAAATTAAAACCCGCTAAAGACATTGTAGCCCAAGCTGCTTTAGACGAGGCTTCTAAAAGATTTGGCAAAGCAGCTAAAGTTGCCTTAGAAACGCTGGAAGGCGCAGTTAAAGTTGGACCTGCAATAGCTAACAAACTAAGAAAATTAGGTGTTCAAGGCGTCACCGCCCAAACAACTTTTTTAGAAGTTGCGAATAAAATGAAATTCGTAATAGATGGTTTAGCCGAGCAACAAAAAAAGAAAGCCGGTGAAGCCGCCGCTATCGCTACTGGAAAAGGAATGGCTGGAGGCACAGTAGCAGCATTAACAAGCGCAGAAACACAAGCGCTAAAAGGCGTTGCTAAATATATAATAAACCAGCAAAAAAGCAAAACATTAAATGGCGCGAGTGCGACTGAACCAGATTGATAGGGAACTTAACACATGTTAGATAGTGTAAATAAAAATATAGCAAAGTTTAATAAGTTTGTAAATGAAGCAAACAGGAACGCTATTGAGGGGTCTCAAGCTGAACAAAACGTTTCCATTGATACAACTGGGCGCGATGTAGCAGAGATTAGAAATCAATTAGAAGCATTTGCAAACTTAATAATGACCTTTCCAGTTACTGATAGAGATACTAGATTAGTCTTGCCTGCTTTTATAACAAGTCATAGTGATTCATTCAGCCCCGGCTGGAACCCACAACAGGTATACGGCAGAGCAGATCCTATTCCAATCTATAGGAACACTACTCGTGCTATTTCACTTGGCTTTAAGATTCCAAATCGAGATATAGCAGACGCCAATGCCAACTTTGCAGCTTTAGGCACAATAATCAAGAACCTTTATCCAGTCTATAAATCATTTGGCTCGGCAAATATTGCAGGTGCATTTAGAGATGCAGCTTCTGGGCTTTCTCCAAACCAAGTAATAGCAGGTGCCCCCTTGGTAAGAATTAAATACGCTAACTTATTGTGTAATTCCTCCAACCCATCTGTTGGCTTGCTTGGTTACATAACAAACTTATCAGTAACAATGGATACAGACAATGGATTTTTAATGGACTCATCTTTAAACACTGAAGGTGAAGAGCCAGTTATGTTTCCAAGAATGGTAAACTTTAGCTTTTCTTTTAGCCCATTACACGAACACAAGTTAGGTTGGGGACCAGACAGCAATTGGCTTGGTGGTGAAAGAAAGAACTTCCCTTACGCAACAAGAAAAGTTAACTCTCAAGCAAAAGAAACACAAAATCTTAATGTTAATGGTGCAGTAGCTGATGGAAATGCCAGCGCTGTTATCAACAACTTATTCGAATTTTAAGGTATAAAACATGGCTTATTCAAGATATTCTCAAACAGAAGAAGTGCAAAACGCAGATACAGATTACAAGAAAGTATTCAAATCGCGTTATGGACTAAGTGATTTTGTTGTTCAAAAAAGAAGAGCAGCCCTTGAATATCCAAGTTATGAGGACTTAGCTTCCATGAGCTTTACATATGAAACTTGGTCTATGGGAAGTAGGCTTCATAAACTTTCAGAGAAGTACTATGGCAACCCCTCCTACTGGTGGGTAATTGGATTCTATAATAAAAGACCTGTAGATGCAGACTATTCAATAGGTGATGTTCTTAAGATCCCAACCTCTCTAGAAGATGCTTTAGAAAAATTAGGTTTATAATATGTCTGATAAAACGAATATATTCTTTCCACAAAATTTATCACCTCAAGGCTTCTTGACCGATATGATATTGGCTCAAATGAGGTCTCCATCTGCCCCATTTAATGGAGATGAGGGTCTTAAAGCAAAAATCTATGGAGAGGACTTTTCAAAAGTAACTGGTAATAAATTATTCTTTTTACATCCAGACGATAGATCTAAATTTTTAAAAGAAACTCTTCCTAAAACAGCAAAGAAAAACGAAGGATACTTTCAAAATTTTAAAAGAGATTATACCATGAGAAGGTATATCAACTTTTTAAATAATATGACACCCGCCCAGCAGGCAGTGTTAGTGCCTTATATTAGATTATACACAAAGACTTTTCAAGGAAAGAAGTTTTTAAGAAGTCGCGAAATTGTTTTTAACAAAGAATACAGAATACCAAATGTTGATCCTGCTGCTGGTCTTTTTAACAATGGTGGTAAGGGTAACGCTGGTATTGAAGATATGCAGGTTTCTAGAGACTTTCAATATTACGGAGTTACAAACAGATATAGTGTTGAAATGTCGTTCTTTTTCGATAGCTTTGAAACCTTTGCTAATGGTATGCAATATGATAATGCTATTGGTAGAACTATAGATGCGATTGCTGATGGAAATGCTCAAGCTTTACTTGGTCAAGACCAAGGATCAGGATATATTAGTTTAATTAAAAAGGGTTCTAAAAAAGACGAGACAGGAAACCCAATTAGGGAATATTTGTTTCTTGAATATGGATATAAATTCCCAGATAACATAGACCCAAACATTGTAAGCCCAGAAGATAGAGTTATATTTGAAACTCAAGAAAAGAAAGAACTAAGACTTACATGTTACAAGCATGATTTTAGATTTAGTGAAACTGGTGAAGTAGCTTTACAAGTCTCTTATGTTGCTGCTCCTGAAGCAGCTATGGGCACAAGAGATGAAGAGAAAACTAACGATGTGTTTCTCGTTAGTAACAAGGGCATTATTGATGAAATAATGGATGAGCAACCAAATACAAATCTTAAAATAATTGAAGATTTAAAGAAAGAGTTGTTGCTTATCAAGCAAGAAAACGATAAACGCAAAAAGCTTCTACAAAATTATTGTAGAGACGATGAAGATAATAAGAACATTTCCAAAATAGATGAAGCGATCAAGGAAGCTAACAAGTTAATTAATTCTAAAAAGAAAGCTTTACTGGCTTATGTTGAACATTTTTTCATGAGATATTTTATGAAAAAAAATTCTCTTTGGAATTTAAATTTTAAAGTGGACCCAATTGAGTATGAAAACAATGTACTTTCACCAGACAACGTTGTCATCACTCAAGACTTGAGTAAAAAACCTGGGATGTCCGTTTCTTTAAATAAAGTAAGTTCTGATAAAAAAGATACAAAAAAATATCAAGTCAATTGTGATTATGAAAAAAAGATAAAAAAATTAAAAGACAAAAATCATTTTGTTCCCACAATAGATGACAGCTATGTTCCAAAAAGTAAAGTATTAAAAAGCAATCAAATCATAGAGAGGTTTGGAAAAGCAGAAAAACTTTTAGATGGCAATGTGCATGAATCTTATGCTTATTATCAAGCTCTTCAAACGTTCACGCTCTCCAGAATGTCAGCGCAAGCCGCTTTGATAAGGGCTGGAATAACTAAGCAAAGTCCAAATAGTGCGATTGATAAAGCAATATTAAATCAGGCAACAGATGATTACCAAGAAAACTACGGCAATATTACCTTTTTCCCATTAAAAGCTCTTGTTGCCGCAGCAATTGACTTTACTTTAGATGAAAAAGAAGACGAAAAGGACTTTCCTATAATTTGTTTAGGAAATATATTAACAGACTCTATGGGTAAAGAATATTTTACTAATTTAGGTGATTTGCTCGTAGATATTGACTTCTTTAAAGAGTGGCTATACAAAAGCTTTATTGATATTGAAAAAGTAGATCCAACTTTAGATGACTTTATGAATGCTATTTTTGAATCTTTAGTACCTTCAGTGTTAGGTGCAGGGTTGGGACACTATACAAAAGGAAATCATGGCTTTATAGGAAGACAAGTATACGAGTTATCAGAAGACTTTTTAAAAGAAAAAGACTTGTTTCAAGATTTAATTAGCAACGATAAAAACAAAAGAGAAAAAGCTCAAAATAAATTAGCTGACTTGATAAAGAGACCTACAAAGAAATCTGAAGTAAAAAGACCCTTGGTTATTTATTATCAAGAGAGTTTAAACAACCCGCAAGATATTAAACAAGCCAAAAGCGCATTTTTAAAAGATTATGGTAAAAGAAACTTTAATAAAAAGCAAGACTACACTAATGGTATTTACCACGTTTTAATGGGTCAAAATAGCGGGATTGTTAAAAGGTTAAACTTTAGTTACATCAACGACCCCGCCTTAAACACTTTGTTTTCTATGAAAAACCCAAATCACTTGGCAGCATATTTGCGTTACTCTTATGAAGCTAGCGTCGAATTTGTTGGAAATGATTTATTCTTTGGGAAAACAGCATACTTTGCCATTCCTAAGAATCAGTTTAACGTAAGCCAAGCAGGGCTCACTCTAAGAAAACCTAGCAAAGATGTCTTTGGTTTAAGCGGTTATTATCAGATTAGCAAAACAACAGATAGAATTAGTATGGGTGAGTATACCACTTCAGTAACAGCGAAGAACATGTTTTCACCAGCATTAGAAGAAGCAAAGCTTAAAAAATGTCCAAAAAAGAGTTCTATCGAGTCCCCATCTGGTGGCACTGGAACCACAAAGAATGCTAAAGAAAAAGAATATAAGAACTTTGTTGAACATGAGATAGTTGAATATATTAATGAATCGTTCCAATCAGTTCCTGATTTGCGAGAAAGATTTAATATAAAGTATTTAACAAAAGAAGAAAGAGAAAAAATAAAAAAGGAAACAAGCTCATTGTTACCAAGCGTGCCAGAAGTTGGCACAATAGATGAAGCCGAATTTAGTAAAACTTTCGGATCTGATTTTGGAGCACTCAATACAGGATTGACTCTTAGTGGCGGAGAGGAAGAATGAAGCTTAAAACTTTTAAATCAATTAAAGATTTAGAAAAAGAGATTGAGGCTTATGAGAAGATAACTCAAAAAAAAGAAGATAAGCCTGAAAATTACCCTCTTCACATTGTCTATAACAAAGTACTAGAAGACAATGACATTTTACCCGGCTCAAATAGAAACTCCTCTTCAAAAGAGAAGTTCAATTCTCACAAAATATATAAAACTCTAGTCAATGATTTAAATTATCCAAAAGGTCCAGAGATAAAAAATAAAGTTGATACTTGGTATAAAGACCCGCTTTATGGCAGAGTTAACACAAAAAACAATTTAATTTATCACAATTACTGGATATTTCAGAACATTAGTGGAAATCCTAGTAAAGAAATATGTGTATTCGACTTTGTTGCAGATGCCTTTGAATTCATGAAAACAATCTTTGCTAGTAAAAAGCCTTCCGCACAAAGTCAATTTTTACTAGAGCTAAGCGCAAAAGCAGGCAATACATCTACAATTGCACCAGAAGACAAGTATAACTCTCATATAGACGGCAAATTCCAGCAGTTTCTGCAAGAAGGTGGAAAACAACTAGAGAATACTAAACAAATTAAAAATTTTAATGATTTTAAAAATACTTTTATAAATTATCTCAAGGGAACACAAAGCACAATTACTTATGCTGGCTATTTTGATACTTTAAACATTGATATTTATGATTCTTATTTAGCGTTTGATGTATTTGATGATGGTGGTTCCCCAACAGACGATCAGAAAGTAGACTTTTTAAATGATCCAAACTATTTTATATATGAATACGCTGCTCGCCAAGCAGGATTCTTTGTAGATCAGAATAAACCATGGCGATTGGTTGCAAATATGAAGTCAAAAGCTATGGTTGTAGCAATGAGAAGGCGTTTGATTATTACAGAGGCTTTATTGAAGACAAAAGATTCTATCGTTAAGTCTGAAAACTTCTTGAATGGGTTATCCGGTGAGGAATCAGTCATTGATTTACAATATATTTTAGATTTTGTAGATTATTTTAGAAAAGAGATTTCTTTTAATGACTCTAAAGTTGCAGATTATAAGAATACTTTATTAAGTTATATTAGCAGAAAATATGATGTTATTAATGACACCAATAGTAAGAATTTAACTGGCACTTTAAAGTTAAAAGATCTTAATATAGATGAAGCAGACGAGAATAAATTAACAAGAGCATTAACAGATGTATTATTAGTAATAGAGGACAATAAACCAGTTGTTAATTTTATCTTTAGAAGTTTGGAGAACCAACAAAAAGTACTTTCCTTTATAGACAAAAAATTTAGTACTATTAAACCTTCTGACACATATAAAGCAGCATTCTCTCCAGTTAGTGATTATACATATTTTACTTATTTTCCAATAAAATTACAAAATTACTATGAAGAATTTATCACAAAGAACCCAACATACAATATCTTTGGAAAGACTGAAAGAGGCGCAACAAAAGTCTTTAAGAATGATAGAGAACCTCTTGACTTGACAGAATATAAAATATCTGATAACCTCATTAACGATTTTTACAATTTTGAAGTAATGGTAGATTATGTAGACATCAGATTATATGAAGAAAGTAGACAATATAGTAAATCTGCTAGAGATTCTATTATTAATGAAGTGAAAGAAGTGTATTTAAGAACAGTAGAGGATTATAAAGCTGGTAAAGATTACGTTGAAATGAGAAATATATCAACTAAACTTATTGAAGCCTATACAGGTTTTGGATATCAAAAGCTCAAGCCAATAGATCTAATAGCAGAGGCTAAAAAAGCACCACTTTATGCTGAAAATGCTTACTTCGAAAAGAGTTTCTTTGAACCACAGATACAGCTTCCCAGAATCTGCTTGACATTGCCAGCCAGAGCGGATATACTAATCGAAGAAGATGTATGTGGGAAGTTTGATGTGTCGCCAGACATAGTAGAAGAAGAAATTTTTGGAGTGTCAGGTAGCGCCTGTTTCGATATCAATGATTGCAATACTGGATTATATTGTAAGGGTTCTGATCCAAGTGTGGGTATACAAGGAAAATGTACATCTTTAAAAACCCTCCAACAAGAAAAGCCAACTGGGTTACTCTCTAAAACAACTGGTAAGTGTGATGTCACCAACACATTACAAAATTTCGCAGCATTATTTGCCGGAACACCCAACTCTGGTTTGGTGGTTTTAGTGGTTGGTTCCTTTATTAAAAAAGCAGCAGAGAATGCTAAAACAAAATCTCAGTGTGATAATCTTGTCCCTCTATTATTAGAGGTGGTTCCAGAGGACACCAAAGCAGTCATAAGTCAGTCGCTAAAAGATAAAAATATTAGCGGCATTTTTAAGGATTAAAATTGATTTTTTATCAAAAAGTAAACAATAAAACTTACTTTTATCAGGACCAGTTTGTTCAATCGCTTCCAGAGGGCAATAAGGCTACTTGGTTCTTTGATAACATGGACACTGGCTCCTTCTATGTTCAGTCAGTAGCGGACCAGAAGGTAGAGGATTACCTTCCCTATATGGAACTAGGAGAGTGGTCAAAAGTTAATAATAAAATTAATTCTCAAAAGAAAGCCCTAGAAACTTGTAAGATTAGAGATGAGGACATGTTAGCTTTACTACCAGAATCCTTAATTAAGGAGTACTACTCTTTCTTGAACAAGGCTACTAAAGCTTTTGTGGAAAAGAATAAAGTTAACTCATTCAATATGCATGTTTCACGAGTAGCTTCTTTGATTGAGAAGATTAAGCGTCAACGTGTGAGAGTGAATTTTAAGAATTTGCTTGAAGAAGAGGATAAGAACCCAAGAAACAAAAGAGTTCTTAAAAAGATTAAAGAAGGTAAACGTGTCATTGATTATGATGTTCTGGGTAGTAGGACTGGTCGTCTTACAAATAAATCTGGCAGTATTCCAATCTTAACTTTGAAAAAAGAGTTGAGAAGTATTATTGAACCTCAAAATGATTTATTTGCTGAGTTTGATTATAATGCAGCAGAAGCTAGGGTACTACTAGCCCTTTGTGGAGTAGAACAGCCTCAAGACGATATCCACGATTGGAATATTCAAAATGTTTTTAGAGGATTAGGAACAAGAGAAGAGGCAAAAGTAAGGTTGTTCTCTTGGCTGTACAATCCTAATTCAGATGACCATCTTCTAAACAGAACTTATGACAGGAAAAAAGTCTTAAAGAAATATTATGATGGCAAGGCAGTTAAAAATATTTTTGGAAGAGAGATTGAATCTGACGACTTCCATGCTCTTAATTATTTGATTCAAAGCACTTGTGCTGATCTAGTGTTAGAGCAGGCAGTTAAACTTGACAACTTGCTTAAAAATAAAAAATCTAAGATTGCTTTTATTGTTCATGATTCAATTGTTGTAGATGTCACAAAAGAAGACTTTAATATGATGACCACTATGTTAAACTGCTTTGCAGACACTAGACTAGGAAAGTTTAAGGTGAATGTGTCTGGTGGTAAAACATTTGGCAATATGAGGAAAATATGATAATTTTTGGTTATGGCAAGTTGGGTAGCGCAGTTGCAAAGAATCTTTCGGCGTTAGCCAATAAGGAATTATTCTGTATTACTAAATCAGATTTCCCAACTTTAAAAAGCGTAGAGGAATCAGAAGATAAGGTTCCCGAATTTTCACTTGACATCAGCACCGAAACTGGTGTATACTTTGTTTGTAGCGGAGAAGAAAAGATAGCAGGTGGCATCCTGCGCACATTAGAAAAAATTAAAGAAGCAAAAATAAAAATTATTTACATCTTAAGAGATGAGGACTTTCTGTCGGAAGAAGTCCAAAAACAACAAAGGGCAATAAGTAAGATTCTTCAGAACTACGCCAGATCAGGTCTTTTTGAAGATATTTGCTTAGTCGAAGAGAAAAATTTTAAATCTTTGTTTATGCCTGAAGTCTCGTTATTGGAATATGATAATGTGTTATCACAAACACTGGCAAAGATGATTAACATGGTGAATTGGTTGCAAAATGAAGAATCTCTTTATTCTGAAATTGAACCACCAAACGAAGCTTGTCGGATAAAATCATTAGGAGTTTTTGCCGAAGCAGAAGAAAAGTTGGTTTTTCCACTTGACAATGTGAGGCAAAAAGAGGTATACTTTGCTTGTTCGAAAGAAACATTGAAAATGGATACAGACCTACTTGAAAAAATCAAAGAAACATTAAAAAGAATGAGAGAAGATAATGTAAAAGTAGAACACAAGATAGTAACTACAGAGTATGATCAAGACTTTATTTATTTGTCATATCATACAAATTTTATACAATAGCGGGGCTTGATAAATCAACTAGCCCTATAACTTAAAAGGAGAAAATAAATGGCTATTAATCTAGATAAAATGCGTCAAAAGTTGGACGCGTTGAGCAAAAAAGGTGGAGATAAGAGAAATTTCTTTTGGAAGCCGCAAGACGGGGAACAGACTCTCCGTATTGTACCGGATCCTGATGGGGATCCCTTTAAAGAGTTTTGGTTTCATTACGGGGTAGCTGATGAACCCGGCTTCTTATGTCCTAAGAAAAATCTTGGAGATAAGTGTCCAGTTTGTGACTTCGTAGCTGAACTATATTCAACAAAGGATGAGGAGGATCGTAAGATGGCTAACCAACTACGAGCCAAGCAGCGTTTCTTTTCCCCAGTAATCGTCCGTGGAGAAGAAGATAAGGGTGTTCGCCTTTGGGGTTACAGTAAGACTGTTTACGAGAACCTGCTAAACCTAGTTCTAAACCCTGATTACGGTGATATTACTGACCCAGAGAATGGCACAGATCTTGTTATCTCCTATGGTAAGAAGGCGGGTCAAATGTTCCCCTCTACAGACATTCAGCCACGTCGCCGCTCAAGTGCATTGGATAATGATTCATCCAAAGCTAGAGAGTGGATGGAGGCAGAGATTCCATATGACTCTTTGTTTGTAACTAAGACCACAGAGGAAGTAGAGGAAATTTTCCGCAGACATCGTGAGGGTGTATCCTCCGAAGAGAAAGAGGCTGTAAGTTCTTACAAAGCAGCATCGGACGATGAGGTAGGAAGTGCATTCAATGAGCTACTCGCTAGCTAATCAGTGGGGGGGAGCAACTGCTCCCCCCCCTTTCATTATGGAGGAAAAATGGCGAAAGCAACAACTGGTCGGCTAAACATAGCTGACATGAGAAAATTAATTAATAAAAAAGCAGGAACTAGTGTGGCATTCTCATTGGCAGAAGATAATCCAACAGAGGTCAATCAATTTATTCCCACTGGTTGTAAATGGCTTGATGGTATTATCAAAAGAGGCTCGTGGGGTGGCATTCCTGTAGGAAAGGTAAGTGAGATTGCCGGTTTGGAAGCAACTGGTAAGTCTTATATGGCAGCACAAATCGCAGGAAATGCTCAAAGAATGGGAATAGATGTAATCTACTTCGATTCAGAAAACTCTATTGACCCAGAATTTTTAGCAAATGCGGGTTGTGATATTGAAAGATTGCTTTATGTTCAAGCAAGTTCAGTAGAGTTTGTGTTGGAAACTATTGAGAGTCTATTGGCTAACAACGATAGTCAAATGCTCTTTATCTGGGATAGTATGGCTTTAACTCCATCGGTATCAGATATTGAATCAGACTTTAATCCGCTATCAACAATGGCTGTGAAGCCTCGTATTCTATCAAAGGGTATGGCAAAGCTAATTCAGCCGATAGCGAATACAAAGTCAACTCTGTTGATTCTAAATCAGTTGAAGACCAACATCACTAGAAATACAGCAGAAGCTCTTACAACTCCTTACTTTACACCGGGAGGCAAAGCTTTAGCTTATTCTTATTCACTAAGAATCTGGCTAACTGCTCGTAAAGGTAAATCGTCTTTTATCTTTGATGATAAGGGATTTAGGATCGGTACAGAAGTAAAAGCTAAGATTGAGAAGTCCCGCTTTGGAACCCAAGGGAGACAATGCAACTTCAAGATTCTATGGGCTGGCGATGAAGTAAAGATCATGGACAAGGAAAGCTGGTTTGAAGCAGTTAAGCCATCAGACAAACTAACAAATGCTGGTGCTTGGTTTACTCTTCACTATGAAGATGGGTCCACAGATAAATTCCAAGGCAAGCAGTGGCTTAAAAAGTTAGAAGATCAAAAGTTTTATGATAGGGTTACAGAACTTTTAGAAGAAGAAGTTGTCATGAAATTCGATAAAAGAATTGGCAACTCGTCCGACTTCTATGAAGAGAAAGAGGAAAAGTAAAAAACCAACCCCTGCCGAAGTCAGGTCAAATTATAATCCTTGACTTCAACACTAACCCCTGATAGAATGAGATCTCTATCAGGGGTTATTTTATGGAAAGAATTATGATCGTAGACATGTTAAACATGTACTACAGAGCCTACATCGTTGATCCTTCACTGTCTTCAAACGGGCAACCGATCGGGGGAATCAAAGGCTCACTAAAAATCCTGCAAAAGTTATGCAGGGAAGTTAAACCAAGCAAAGTTTATATTTGCTGGGATGGTCGAGAGGGGTCATCAAAACGCAGAAAGACAATTAAAGAATATAAAGAAGGGCGAAAGCCTATTAGATTAAACAGGGGTATTCGTAATCTCTCAGAAGAACAAGAGTTACAAAACAAGATCTGGCAGCAGCTACGACTAGCTGAATACATTAATAATATGCCAGTAAGTCAAATTATGATTGATTATACAGAAGCAGATGATGTTATCGCCGCCCTTTGTAATTTTCATAAAGAAGACAATAAGGTAATCGTATCAAGTGATAAAGACTTTTTTCAATTATTGGATGATACAACAGTTTTGTACAGACCAGTTCAAAAAGAAGTAATGAACAAAAATAGAGTGACAGATAAATTTTTAATCCATCCAAGCAATTTTGCTTTGGCACGCGCAATAGCAGGCGACAAGTCTGATAACCTGCCGGGTGTTGGCGGTGCTGGCTTGAAAACGATTGCAAAGAAGTTTCCTGATATGTGTGGCGAGGAAACATACACCATTAAAAGACTTTTAAGTGATTGTGAAAAGGTGGAAAATAAATTGAAGATACATAATGCGATTATAGAAAAGAAAGAGTTGATTGAAAAAAACTATAAAATCATGCAACTATATACGCCTTCAATCTCTACAGCTACGTCTGCAATCATTAAAGAACATATAAAAAATTATCCAAAACAATTCGCTAAAACAAATATTCGTAAGATGATGATTGAGGATGGCTTTGGTGAGATGAACTGGGGCGATTTGTTCTCTAGTCTAAACAAAATTCACAGGGGGTAGAATGTACCAAAACGATATTGAAAACTTTTCTAATTTTGGAGCTAAGTTTCAAGAGAATCTAGCAAAGCTTATTTTCATAGATAGGGCATTTGCAGACCAAATTGGAGAAGTTCTGGATTACTCTTATTTTGATGTTAATTATTTGCAGTCATTTGTCGAGATGCTTTATGACTATAGAGAAAATTACAAAGTTCACCCTTCATTAAACACAATGGCATCTGTATTACTATCAGAACAAAATAAGCATGATGAAGTTATTTTTAAGCAGATGAAGGACTTCATGGTTCGCGTCCATGCGAATCAAGATACAGAGGGTGCAGATTTTATTAAAGATGCTTCGCTTGATTTTTGTAGAAAGCAGAAGTTAAAGGCTGCGATTATTAAGTCTGTTGATTTACTTCGAAGTTCTTCTTTTGATGAAATTGCAGACGTTATTAATACTGCTTTAAAGTTAGGCGGAAATAATGATTGTGGTTATGATTACTTAAAAGATTTTGAACAAAGATTTTTACTCAAGGCTAGAGATCCAGTCTCAACTGGTTGGGGTGAGTTTGATAATATTACTCAAGGTGGTTTAGGCAAAGGCGAGCTAGGAGTGGCTATCGCAGCAACCGGCGCTGGAAAGAGCCACTTGTTGGTTCACTTGGGAGCGCAAGCTGTAAAGAACGGCTTAACAGTTGTGCATTACACTTTAGAGCTTGGGGATACAGTCATCGCTCGACGTTACGATAGTTGTATTACGGGAGTTCCCCTATCCTATCTTAATGATAATAAAGATAAGATTCTGGAAACTATCAAAGATGTTGAAGGTTCTCTAATTGTTAAAGAGTACCCAACAAAGTCGGCGTCACCAAATACAATTAGATCGCACTTGGATAAGCTAAGGAATCTAGGTACAGATGTCGATTTAATCTTGGTGGATTACGCAGATCTTTTAAAGCCAAAAAAATCATACAGCGAAAAACGACACGATCTAGAATCAATTTATGAGGAGCTACGTGGGGTTGCAAAAGAATTTGAGTGTCCACTGTGGACATGTAGTCAAACAAATCGAACAGGATATAACGCAGAAATAGTTTCAGCCGAGTCAATTTCTGAAGCTTTTTCCAAATGTTTTGTTGCCGACTTTATATTTACTCTATCCCGCACTGCCGAGGATAAAAATGATAACACAGGAAGGTTCTTTGTAGCAAAAAATCGTTTTGGTCCAGACGGCTTAGTTTATCCAATCGACATGGATACCAGCAAGGTATATATTGACGTGCATCAGAAGACTAGCATGTCTGAAATCAAAGGAAAGCAAGATCCCGCCAAAGATCAAAAAGAATATTTGCGAGAGAGATACGAAAAGCTAATGAAAAGTAACAAAGGAGATAAATAATGCAAATAGCGTCAGAAATTCTGTCAGACATCACCGTACACATGAAGTACGCCAAGTACGTTCCTAAAAAAGAACGTAGGGAAAATTGGGTAGAGCTTTGTACTCGTAATATGAATATGCATATTAAGAAATATCCAGAATTGAAGAAAGAAATTAAGAAAGTGTATGACAACTATGTTATACCAAAGAAAGTTTTGCCGTCTATGCGTTCAATGCAATTCGCTGGCAAACCAATTGAAGTTGCTCCAAACCGTGTGTATAATTGTGCTTATATGCCAATCGATCATGCTGAAGCTTTTTCCGAATGTATGTTTTTGCTATTGGGTGGAACTGGTGTTGGGTTCTCCGTTCAGCAGCACCACGTTGAAAAACTACCAGAAATTAGAAAACCG